CCTACTCAGACCACACGTACCAGCAGGCACCATACGAGCCTGTGGACAAAAAGACGTACAACCAGCTGGTCAAGGACTTCCCTAAGGAAATATCGTGGGATATAGAAGAGGCCAGCGATATGACTGAGGGGTCACAGCAACTGGCCTGCACAGGGAACAACTGTGAGTTATAGCAACGCAGGTGCGTTATGACATAAAGAATATAGAGTAACCGTTGCTTTTGCCTACGTCCTCTGGCTTGTCTTTCGGGTCATGGGGCGTAGGTATTCCTTCAGCCTGCATCTTCTTGATGCGCTCTTTTGACTTTTGACACATACTGTGGTAGTCGATGGATGTGTAACTTACTGTGTGGTCTTTGTCTTTCATTGTCTTACATCCTCAATTTCTAATAGTTCCGGAAGACCTTTTTTGTAAGGCCCAGCATTTAGTCTTTCGTTAAACTTTTCAGCCCCACCAGCAAACCAGTTGTAAACAATAGGTCCAACAACAGGCACAGCTTTTAATGTTGTTTCAATGTTAGGATCATCCTTTGGTAGTTCTTTTCCTAGCTTAAAAGCAGCATCAATAATAGGCGTAGCAGGGACTATAGTGTTAATAACAGCGCCTTTAATATCCCCACGCTGTAAATATCTTTCACTGGTATACTTGTTTATTCCGTATATACCTAATAAAGACCACATTGCTCTTGCGGGAATGTCCTCTGGAGTAACCTCCCTACCCAAAATAAAATCTTTTATTACACTTGTTCCCGTATTTGCCGCTGTCATGTACGCAGCCAAAGTTGCCATTGTTTTTACGGCCTTAGTTTTATTACCGCTTGCAAATTCTTGATAAACATTGCGCCGTATAATGTCGTATTGTTTCAGCATAAAAGATTTAAGCATATACATAACGCGACCAGTTTCAGCTTCTAAATATGCTTGCGGCATTTCACTTAAAGACACAGGCTGAACATCAGATATTTCATTAAACAAATAATATTTTACGTTGTCTGACATTGAGTTTGATCTCAAGTCTGCAACAAAAGATTCAAACTCATCTCCAAAAATATTTCCCCATTTTTTTCTGAGTGCTTCTACGCCTTTGTCTGTTCTTGCTAAAGCCTTAGATTTTTTTAAGGCCGCGTTTATGTATGTTTCTTTACCTAACCTGTCAAAAGTTTTAAACGCGCCAGCCTTTAATGTAAAATTCAAAGCACTAGAAACTTTACTTGGGTTAGAAAGTTCTTGCGAAATTACTTCATCTAAACCTATATCAATAAGTTTAGCTTCTCTGCTTCCTGTGGCAGCACCAAAAAAAGATTTAAAAGTGTTCCGCATACCGTTTAAAGCAGCAGAAATTCCCATGTCTCCTAGCTGTGTAATAGCGGATATTGGGTTTGCGATTGTTCCCATATACCCTAAATCTCTAACGCTAGAAACAACAGCACCCGGACCTTGTTCACCTGCTACAAAACGAGACTGCAAAAGATTCACTAATTCATCTTGTTTAGACTGAGGAATATTTCCTGCGTCAATTTCTTGTTGAACAAACTTACCTATAGATGCTTGATTGTCAAACCGTCCTGTAGATTCTTCGCTAGCCCTACCAAAAAACTTACGCTTCTCTATGTCGTTTACAGCCCGACGAATGTAGGTATGCAGCGACTCTTCTGGTGTGGCGTAAAACTGCATCATTTCTTCTGGGATATACTGAATAGTACGCGGCTTAACAAAAGACGGCTGCGCCCCATCTGTAGTTATTCTGTATCCTCTAAGTATTAGGTCAATGATCTCAGCTTTTTCGTCAGAATCAAGCAATGAAACTGTTGTTTTTTTCTTTTCGGCGTACTCTTTCAACGCCTTTTGTATTGAAGATTGTGGTTCTTTTCCTAGAGAGTCTAAAAGTTTATTAACATCTTTTACTTTTCTAGGAAAATAGTTTTCAATTCCAGTAAACGAATGTCCAGACGCCAGTAACTCTTCTTTAGTTTCATTCAACAAAGTTTTAACTGGTTGAAAGGATGCAGACAATTCTGGATCAACACGACGCATAAGACCTTCTGCTGCCGCAAAGTTGCTGTTGTACAGATGTCTTGTTATACTGCTTTTAATAGCAGGATTTACTTTACTCAGTTTCTGCAAAAATGGATCAACCTGCTTTGCTTTGTTCTGCGTATTTAAGTGTGTATTAAACTCAAATCTTCTCAATCTCCCAAACACAGGTTCGGAAATATTACGTACTCTAGTTGACAAAGTACCTAAGTATTTATCAACAGTAGGACTATAAAGCCTAGACACAGCACTGTCTTTTGTTATAGCAATGTCTGCTGCTTTTTCCGCTGGGTTAGCTTTCACAGGTATAACAAGTTTTTTATTTAATTTTACTTGTGCGTCTTTTAACTTAACGAGATCAATACCTTCTTCCTGTAAAAGCCTAGTTAAGTCTCTAGGCTCGTAGCCCTCGTTAATTTTTTTGTCGATTGCTTTTTGAGCTTGGTCTATTTTTTTCTGCGCCGCTCTGTTCGTAATCCTGTTCGCCGCTGTTCTAACTACTGCTGTAGTAACCGGAGCAAGAACAGCAGATGATCCTCCAATAATAGCTGCTTTTTCTGGATCAACGTCCTGATTAGTAGCTATGTCTTCAAGCACACTGTACCCTGCGCCCAACGCTCCAGCAGCCCCAGCTATGGTTTTATACGTGGCTCCTACAGGAAGAATAGAAGTAGGGTCGGCTATTCCTTTAGCGACTTCTCCAAGACTACTAGCTAAAGAATCAGAATCTTCTTTAAAATCTCCGTACTTAGCCTCAAGATACTGAAGTTTTTGTTGCATAATTAACTCACGCCGTTGTTCAGGCGTTGCGTCTTCGTATTCTTTACCGTATGCTTCATCAGGAGGAATATAATCGAACCCTTCTGTTAAGTCAAATGTAATCTGACCAAGAGGAAAATAAGACTCTAGTATATCGGCAGCGTATGATGTAATGTTACCTGCTTTATCAAAAGCATAACGAAACTGATCCCAAGCAGAAGACGCTTCTTCTACTCTTTCCGGCTCAGCTTTGCTAATCAAAAGCAATTCATCCAAATTTAATTTATCTTCTGGAGGTCTTTGGTTTTCTACAGGTTCTCCCTCAGATAATAAATCATCTAAGTTCTTTTTTGGAGTCTCTACAGAAACTTCGGTTTCCTTCAGCAGTTCATCAAGAGTAGGCATAATTGTCTCACTGAGATAAAGTAGTTATCATTGCTTCTCTAATTCTTTCTTCGCTTACTCCGCTAGCCCTTAATTTATCAACCGTAGCTTGATATTCTTCAGATAATCTCTCGTAAACTTTTTCATCTGAAAACTCTTGAATAGCCTGTTTTAAAGCCTGTTTTTTAGTAAGGTCTGGGTTGTTTGTTCTTATCCGTTCTGCAGTATCAAAAAGAATTTTAGTTTGCTCGTCAAGATCCGCTACGCGCTCTTTACCGCCTCCAACGGGTATGTCAAAAAAAGGAACGGTAAATAAAGGCTTTTCCTCCAACTCAGGTATTAACGCCTCAAACTCTTTTTTATTTTTTGCAAACAACTCGGCATAAACATTTTCTTCCGCTTTAGTTAAAGAGTAGTCTTTAAGTGGTTTTTCTTTATCCCTTTGTTTTTCAGCGTCTTCTAATTTTAATCTTTCAGTTTCAAGCTGGGTAATCAGTTTACCAAATCCAGCGTCTGTCATCGCGTCAACAAACTTTTGTCTGTTTTCTGGGTCCAGCTTATAGTACGCTTGCTCTATATTTTGTTCCCTCTGTGTACGTAAAAGCACTGATTCCCTGCTAGTTCGCCCAGTAATCTTACTAGCGTCAAGACCAGCGCTTGTTGCAATACGCTCCATAGTGCTTTCAATTTGTTCAGCTTTAATTGTATTACCTTCATTGAGTGCTTTCTGTCTTTCAAGATCAAGTTTAGCCAAAGAATCTTCAGTTCTCTGCTGTACAACTCCGCGTGTTGCTTGTTGACTTTTTAGTATTGCAGACGGATCTCCTGTTTTTAAAGCCTCTTGTTCAGCCATACGCGCCAAATCAACAGGCCCCATGCTTTGCAGCACTTTAGCACGTTCTTCTTTTTCCCTACGTGCAGCTAACATACCCGGAGCAGTGCCAATGGCACGACCAACGTTTGCTAAATCTCGCTGGTACGCAGGGTTCAAGAGGCCCTGTAACATCTGTTGTGAAAATCTAGCCATTGTGATTAGCCTCCCAGTAAGTCGAGGAACGGAATGACGTACCCATCGTCACTCTTCGCGGGATTTAACAAGCCGCCCAAGAGGTTTGTGCCAAGGCTTCCCAAAAGGTTTGCCCTAGCCTGCTCTGCGATAAGTCGAGCATCCAGCCCACTCATCATTGTTTCTCCGTATTGTCCAGCACCAAACAGCTGACCTTCCTGTTGCATACGCTGGTACGGCATCATCGCCTGCTGAAGCTGCATCATCTGAGTCTGAGGGATGTAAGCAGCACCCAGCGCACCTAAGCCTAGCTCTTGTTGTCTTGCTCTCTGCATCAAATCTTGAACAGACAGTTGACTACCCATACCAGTAAACATTTGAGCTTGCTGTGCCATCTGTGCCTGTTCTGCTTGGGCTTGTCCCATGGCCTGCAGCATTGCAGTGTTTCTGGCTTCTGCCTGTGCTTTACCAAACGCAAGCTGCTCTGGCGTACCACCATATTGAGCAGTCTGTACACCTAGTCTACCTTGCGCTGCTAGACGCTCCTCAATCCGTTGGGCCTCTCGTTGTTCTTCAGGTGACTGTGCAGCCCTGATACGTCCGTAAATGTCAGACTCTCGTTGTGCTCTAGATGTATCAGTCAGGCCTGTCATCATTTGACCGCCTAGGCCAAACGCTTGCTCTGCCGCTGTTCTACCCATTTGCTGTCCGTAAGGAGTAGCGCCTAACTCTGTTTGAGCCTGAGTAAGCATGGCGTTCTGGATGGCCGCTTCTTGGTCAGAAAGAGTCATGCCTGTGCTTATGCCAGTAAATGCGCCCGTTTCAGGGTCAAACTGAGGCGTCGCTCCAAAGCCACCACCTAGAGTAGAGGTGACAGTAAACGGCTTAAACTGAGACATTTCTACGGCTTCTTGTGCAAGTCCTACAGCACCGGGAATCCTAGTGGTTTCTTTAGTTACAGGATCTGTAAACGTTGTCCCCGCTAGAGACTGCTCGCCTATGTCACTAAGCCTTTTGTATGCCTCTGCTGTTAAAAGGCCCCCACCAACAGCGCCGCTGATGCCCAATAAAGGTTTAAGAACATCATCAATAAAACTCATCAGTAAGTACCTCCATCAATCGTCCCTGTAGACAGAGTTCCTGTAAACGTAAGATTAGGTATCGTCACAGTACCCGTAAACGTAGGCGACTGTAAATCTGCTTTCGTTGCAACAGCAGTTACAATGTTGTCAAACTCTGTGTTAAACTCAGTGCCTTGAATAATTTTGCCAGCATCTCCAGAAGGCAAACTATCTTTAGCAGCAAAGTTAGTTGTCTTTGTATAATTGCTCATAATGTTTTACCCATAAGTGCTAATACGTTAATTTCTTGGAGAGATAAAGCAAAACCGTTTATTTCTGATTCAAGACCAATAGTAATTACCGAACCACCGCCTGTAGTATTTACAGAGGGTCTTGTTGTTGTTTGTCCTCCAGTAAACTCAGCAACTGTATACTCTGAAGCCGCTTCGTTAAAATAGTAAGGAGTTTGATTACCTACGGTAAACTCCTGTGTACTAAATGTTGTACCAAAGTCGTACGCCCATTTGACAAACACTGTAGCGCTGTTAGCGCCGACCAGTGTAGGTCTAAGTTTTTTTAGTATCTTAGTTTTAGACGGATCACCAAAAGTCAAGCCGGGGCTGTAGTACCTAAAACGGTAACTAGCAGTCTTAATTGTACCTGAGTCATTGTATTCATCAGCGTACCCAGCGTACTCGCCTATGCCGTCGTCAGTACCTACTAACAGCGTACCGTCGTTTTTTCTTTCGTAGGACTTAAAAGGAGCAGAGGTCCAACGAGTAACCCTATAAGCGTTGTTCTCTAGTCTACCCTTAAGATCAAAGCAGTACGTCGTGTTTTGCTCTGGGAACGTAATCAAGTAGAACGAGTTCTCAGGGCTGTACACAGACGCAGTAGGAGCAGTCCGTGTTTCAACCAAAGCAATAATTTCAGTTTTCACGTTTAGACTCAGGTCAGACAGAGGCAGTGACTTTTCTTGAATTGTTCTGCCAAAGCTGCGTAGCCCTGAGTTAGACATAAACAACACATCTGTACCTGTGTGCTGTACAGAGTTTCTACAGATGCACCCAACGCCAGCAACGGTGTCAACCAGAGCCATACTAGCTGGGCTAAACGCATTGCCGTACACAAGGATACTGTGCTTACCTAAAATAATTAAGCTGTTATTGTGAGCAACCAGTGCCCGTACTTCGTCGTAACCGTCAGGCCACGCCTTAGATACATCTATAGAACCACTGGAACCACCAGTGAAGTCTGTGCCTATCAATAGATCAGACCAGTATATTGTCTGACTGTCGTTTGTATTGTCTACAACCCACAACCTACCGTAAGCCGCCAGAGCTTCGTGGCAGTACAAGGTGGTAGCAGTCGTAGTGCTCGTAGCAGTACCAAATGTCCTAAGCCCTGTAGCGTTGTCGTACACCAGAGGCTCGTGTCCACGCTGGAAAAAGTAAGCCTTGTCGTTAAAGTTTACAATCTTCCAGTTGTCCGCTGTAATCGTGTACGAACCCGGAGTAATGTCTGTCAGGGTGTCATCAGGATTAGTAGTCTGCGTAGTCTTAAATATCTTGTTGTTGCCTGTAACAAATACTTCTTCGTTACCAGCATCATCGTAAAAGTGGTGTACTTTGACAGCGTAATCAGACCCAAGAGGTGTTGATACAGCAGTCAACAAGTCTACACCCTTACGTGCAGCAATGCGCCCACGCTTGTCAATCACAGCGTTATCTGCTATGTCAGCATAAGAAAAATCCTGACCAATAGGAGAGTCTTCTGTGTTGACTCCTTTGAAACCCGGAGCAACTAAATTGATACTTTGTAGTGGCTGTGCCATGCACTAATCTCCTACGGGGTGTACCAGATGACTTCTTCAGGATGCTTCTGTGCGTCCAGAGCAATAGCATCAGACAAATACTTATCAGCAATACCAAAGTACTCAGGTGCTGATGTACCGCCTGTCTCGCCACGCTCACGCGCTAGAAGAGCTACTGCCATGTGGATCACAGGCTGACTAGGAATAAACAAAACGTCTGTGTCAGCACTCAGGTCATCGTTACGTAAGATACAGTTAAAACGCAGGTTGTACACACCGTCAGGCTTGGGATAAATGTCAATCTGTGTGTCACCATTAGAGTCCACGCCGTTGTACGTGTAGTACTCAGGTGCGCCTGATACGGGGTCTTGGTTTAGGTACTTGTCGTTGAACCAGTGCTGCGTGTTGTACTCCATAAAAATGTTAGACGTATCGTTGATTACGTCCAGTGCTTTAATCTTGTTCTGCGACCCTGTAAGTACGTAGTTAAAAATGTCAGCAGTGGTCGTGATAGTCAACGTAGTACGCAAGGCTGACCAGTCCCATGCAGACTCAACTAGTTTCTTTGCGTCGTTAACAAAGTCTCCAGCCATCTTGCTGTAAGTGTTGGCTGAAACACTGGATACCTCATCCTCACGCAAGCGTCTAAGGACATTATTTACTAAATTTAAATATGTCATTTTATACTAAGCCCTCAAACAAATTTCTTTTGATTAAGTTATCTAACTCAGCCATGTAATCTTTTTGTGGCGGTGCCTCAACTGTAGGCAGCGGTTGAGCTTCGTAATCAAGACCTGCTAAAAACGGTGTAAACGCTCCTGCTGCTCCACCACCAAGCATACCTCCGCTGTCTGGTTCCGGCGGGGGCGCTGACGCTGCTGCACACTCTTCAGGCGTTGCACAAGCTCCCGTAGCTTCACAGTACTCCTGTCCTTCTGGACACTGAGCACACTCTTTAGGGTTGGCTACAGCGTATCCGGGGCAGCTACAATCGTTACACTCAGGAGGCGCTTGGATACATTGGTCAAACCCTTCAGGGTCCTCTATCCAACCGGGCTTACACTCGCCACAAGACCCGTCTTCGTTTGTGACTCTGTTTTGTTGGTCACAAGGAGTAAACGCAGGTTCGTCGTCGTCATCGGGTTCCGTGTCAACTACAGCAACATCATCTTCTTCTTCCGTGTCAACTACAGCAACATCATCTTCTTCTTCTGTGTCAACTACAGCAACATCATCTTCTTCTTCTGTGTCAGTGGCAGCAAAACAAGCATCGTAATTATCCTTAAAAGAACCATCAGGACACTTTACTTTACCACAGGCCCTGTAATTTGCCTCTGTTATAGTAGAGCAGTCTAGTTCATCGACACCGTCGTCAGTACCAGCAAAACAAATATTGTCGTACTCACGGCTGTAGCTGTTGTAAGCTAAGTTTTTATCGTAGTTAAAGCTAGGGGTGTAACTAATTTTTGGTTGCTGACAATCAACAATAAAGCCGTAGTTTTCTTCTTCACCGTCGTCTACACCGTCATCCACAACCGGCTGATCGTCTGCACAGTACTTGTCCCAGTTAATCTGTGCGTAACCGTACTCTTCAGGCCTCGGTTGACTACACATCCGGTCAATGGAGCTGACTTGACCACACAGGCTTCCGTCTGTTGGTGCAGGCGTTCCGTCAGTACATCGGTCTGAACAAGACCCATCTGGGTTTTTGTACCTTTTAGGATCAGTACATTCGACAACAGGTGTGTAAGGAGGCGTGTACTCTTCACAGT